CTACTGGGTATGTCGAAGAGAAAGGAGGTAACACTATGGACAAAGACGAACGTGAACAACGTGAATTCAAAAGTCTATTTGGTGATGAAAGATACGCCAAAAAGGCTTGGAGAAAGCTAATTTCTGAATCATTAGAAACCGACGCAGCAACTCCTCCTGATATTTACGATAAAGCAGGTAATGAAAGTTTAGAGACACAGATTTATAAGAAAGCATACGCTTTAGTCTCTGAGAGATTAACTGCAGAAGGTAAGAGTCGTTTACCAATGAAGGCTGAGATTATAGTAGAATCAAATCTTATTCGTGCAGCGTTCGACACTTCAACTTTCAACTTAATTTTAGACAGAACTGCCGGCAAAGTGAAAGAAGAGATTAATATCGGTAAAGGACAATTCGAAGACTTAACCGATGATGAGCTCATGGTACTAGCTGAACATCGTAACAGAGAGAAGGCAGGAGGCGACAAGTAGTGATTACTTTAGACGAATTACAAAAAGAATATGGGTATCAACTACTAACAGACAAAGAGATTACCGACATTCGAACCTACAACGTTGCCTGGGAAGGTCTAACTGGAGAGTTAATATTACGTAAGTGTATACGGTCATACCCAGCCTATTTACAATGTGTGAATTATGGCTATAAGATGACCCCGTATCATTACAGCATGGCGGCAAACCTTCAGCGTGAATTTGATAGAGGACCTAATCCATCTCCTGGTTATGAGAAGCTCGTAGATAGGACCAAACCGTATGACCCTTCTCGACCAGATTTTCACCGGATGTCATATGGCCTTATATTGTTAAGTGCGCCTCCTCAAACTGGAAAATCATTGACTATTACTGAGTCGTTTCAGTCTTGGTGTTTAACAAGATTTCCTAGATTAGGCGTATTAACATTAGGGTATGCGAGTGACTTTGCGTCTCGCTTTGGTAGACGTAATCGTGACAAGTTCATTGAGTTTGCACCGAAATTGACTCATGGAAAAGTAAGAATACATGACAAAGTGCAATCGACAGAAGAGTGGGAAACTGTAGTATTAGACATGGTCAGTAAGCTTTATACAAATACAAATGGTGGAATGTCTTCTGCTGGTCTTCGAGGCGTTGTTACAGGTAAAACAGGTAATGTAGTAGTCATCGACGACCCGGTAAAGAACATGCAGGACGCTTTCTCTGAGGTAATGATTGAGGGCAATATCGAGGCATATCAATCTACGGTTGAGACTCGACTTCTTGGTAACCCAGGTAGTTTATGTATCGTAATGGCTACTAGATGGGTACCTAATGACTTGATTGGTTGGCTCAGAAGGCACCGTAAAGATTTCATCATTGGAGACTACAATTATGCGGCGTTAGCGACTGACGACAATGTAATGAAAGACCCGCTGAAACGTGAGGTTGGCGAAGGCATTTGTCCAGAAATGGGGAAAGACTCACATTGGGCGGAGGTCATTAGAGAGTCGTATTTGGCATCTGAGGGTGCACATGTATACAATTCTATGTTCCAAGGTAGTCCTTCGAATGAAAAAGGTAACTTGTTCAGACCTGACGACTGGAAAGAGTATGAGATTAGTAGACATTGGTCGGGTGAAGAGCAGTTAGCTAAATTTGACAAGATTTATCTATCAGTCGACGCTACCTTTAAAGACTTAAAAACTTCTGACTTCGTGGGTATGGAGGTGACTGGCATTAAGCAGGGCAATTCATACTTAAGGTACTTAGTTCGTAAACAAATGGACTTACCTGACACTATTGACAAGATACTCTATATACTTAAAAAGTTTCCAGAGATTGAGACAGTCTACATTGAAGACAAAGCTAATGGACCTGGTATTATACAGGTACTAAAGAAGTGGCGTCGTAAATTAGGCATCTCTGAGAAAGACTTCCCATCAATTGTTGGCATCGAGCCTGAGGGTGGCAAGTATTCAAGAGCACAGACTGCCTCCGTGTATCAACGTGACGGCAGATGTTATATACCTTGTGAGAAAGATGCACATTTATTGTCAGACCCGAACGACTTTGTTTGGGAAGAAAGCGGGCTTAGTTATACACAATGTTATAAACAAGAGCTTGGGACATTCCCATATGCTAGCAATGATGATATGGTTGACGCATTCACTCAGGGTATTAAGAAGAGCATTGGACTATTAAGTGGACTAGAGAAACGAGAGACTAAACATGTTCGGTTCAGTAGATATTCTGAATGGTGGCCTGAGATGTGGGCAGACTATAAACAATTAAAAGACCAAAGAATTAAAGACGAATTTGTTCGTCTGCATGGAGCACCAAATGAATGGAAACCAAAAGATTACGTGAATTAGCAAAGGAGGCTAACGAATGAGAGCCAATGAAGGTACGTTACCAACACCTAGTGTATCTGACTCCAGAGTGCTGACATATCTCAATTTAGAACATATCGAAAACCCATACGTTAACACGGTTCAAGAGGCTGAATTAGTAGGACTGTGGAATGCCAAGTTTTTAATAGCTAAAAATGAATATGAAAAAAGTCGTGTAAACTCTGCTAACTTAAAAGCTTGGAGAGATACTTATTTAGGTATCTTTAATAAGCTAGATGAGAATGGAGATATTACACAAGTTAAAATGAAAGCGCTTCGGAAGTTAGCATTTGAGTTGGTTGAACAAAAGATTAATGCTAGAATTCCGGCACCAAAAATGACACCACGATACCATGGCGATTTAGTTCCAGTTAAAGCTACTGAAGCTTTAATTAGACAAGAGATGGACCGTATGTTGTCAGAAGAGACTCAAGATGAGTCAGAACGTTCTTGTTTAATTGACTCTACCACCTGGCTAAAAGTCAGTTGGGACCCGTTCGATAATACGCATGAACGGTCAGGTATGCCAATTGTAGAAAACTGTCCTATCGACACTGTATTTCCTCAACCTGGCGTAACTAATTATAAGAAACTAGAATATATTTTCGAGACTCGTAGTATGACATTAGCAACGATTAAAGACCTATTCGATAGAGAAGTTGCAGCAGACGGTGATAGTGACATTGTAGAGATTATTGAAACTTATTACTTAAATGCTGATAGACATGTCGGTAGATTCGTATATGTTAAAGACACTTTAACAGTTCTTGCAAATGACCTCGAGTGGGGTATGAGACGGCGTCGTGAATGTGATGGTTGTCATGCTGTTGTAACTACAGACGCAACTTGTCCTGTTTGTGGTGGTACTAATTTTTCATACGTAGGAGTTAAGACTCAAATACTTGATAATGACTTAGAATTTGTAACTAATCCATATCGTTCTGGTACTTCGTCTGATAGAAGTCAGGATAACATGATTACGTCTACTGACCGAGTTATTATATCAGGTACTGAGATACCATTTTATTTGATTAGACAATTACCATTTATACCAAAAAGAACTATTAAGGTTCCTGGCGATATATACGGTATATCAGAAGTCAAATTACAGTTAGAGTCTCAAGACTCTATCAATAAGTTCTTAAATAAGGCAGAGCGCAAAAGTGCAATGTCTAAGGCATATGTTACTAAGATGAAAGACACCAATATTGACGATGAAGACGAAGAGATTACTTATGTAGAAGTAGAGAGTGCACAAGAAGGTCAAGCCATTCAGGTTAAACAAGTAATAGCTGACATCAGTGAAGAAATTACTATGGCTCAGATGTTATATGACTCGGCTAAGAGTACTACTGGTGTAACTGATACCGACCAAGGTAAAAATGACCCATCTGCTCGTTCTGGTAAAGCAAAACAAATACAAATGATGGCGTCACAAAGTAGACAACAATCTCCATTAATTCAACGTAATATCGCATACGCGGGCGTGTATGAACTTATATTTAAATATTTGCTAGCTTTTTGCGATGAGGAGCGGTCATTCATTAATTTGTTACCTGACGGTACTACTAAAGAAGAAGTTTGGTCAAAATATATGTTCTTAGAGCAAGATAAGAATGGTAAGTTTTACTATCGTGACGATTTTGCATGGAGCGTAGACCAAGCTACAGAAATTACACAAGACCGTGCTTCTATGTGGCAAATGATTGATAACGACTTCCTTAACGGTACTATGGGTACTACAATTGACCCGACTAGAGCATTACTTATGTACTGGAATATGAAGAAACAATACGGGTATCCGACTGCAGATTTCGCTTTAGCATTTTTAGATGAGGCTATTAAACATCTTCCTACTCAAATTGAACAAGCTCTTGTTAACAATCCAGAAGCAGTTCAATTAGCATTAAATTACATACAAGATATGCAAAGTGGTAAAGGTTTAGTAGGACAATCTGGTGGAGCACAAAATGGTGCTGGTAGACCAGCTGGTAATGAGACAAAAACTCAACAACAAGCTGGGGCTAACAATGAAAGTCGTGCTAAGGAAGGTCAAAGCACGAATAGTTCAGTTGCTAAAACTGGAGGGGCACAAGGAGGTACCGGTAAATGATAAGAACTAAAAACAAGATATACGGAGAAATGAATGACCCGAATACTGTTCTTTTACCACTAGAAGGTTTAGTTGATGTCTGGTTACAAACTGATGGTAATAAAGCTATTAAAGTTTTTGAGCCAGGTCCTAACAAGATATTAATTATAAATGGTATTGAAGGTGCTTATTATCTTGGAACATTAAGTTGGCACGGTCAAATAGATGGACTTATTGGTACTGATGAGTTTGGTAATATTGTGTTTATTAGTAGAACTAATCCGAACATTATAGTAAACGAAGATGATTTAATAGATAGTCTTTACTCTGGTGGTCCCGGTGTAGCCGGCGATGGTGACCAAGACGTACATTACGAGGTACAATAATATGGTTAGAGATAAAAACAAGATTTACGGAGAAGTAAATGCATCAGAGACTGTATTAGTATCAACTGAATTAGTCGCTAATAAGTTTGTAGTTAGTGACGGTATTCGTAATATCAAAGTATTTAATCCAGGTCCTAAAAAGATAATGATAACTGATGCTAATGGTAAAGTAAGTTCATTTGACTATAATGAATCTAATAAATTAGTAGGCGTAGATGCAACTGGTAAATTAGTATTATTCCCACGTCTTCCTGAAGTAGTACCAGATGGTAGAGAATTAATAGTTGAATTAATAGGGTCTTCTAATCCTAGTGCTATTCTTAATACTAAAACAATAACTCTTCCAGGCGTAGCATGGTATGAAATTGAAATACTTGGCGCCGGTGGTGGTGGCGGTGGCGGTATTGGAAAACCTATATCTGATGCAAGTTTTTTAAATGGAAAAGCTGGTGGTGCTGGTGGTTACTACAAAGGTCAATTTTCTTTAGGTGGTGCAGCAAATGCAGTTATATCAGTTGGTAATGGTGGC